GAAAAACAGCAGGTAAGTTGTTATGGCAAGCTCAGGAAAGCGCAAAGGATCGGTAAAGACTGTGGAATGGTGGGATCACTTACGCGACAGGAAGCGCGACCAGAACAAGCTAGTGCGGCAGGACGGTAAGAAGCAGATTGAACAGGAGAAAGAGTGATGAGCGACATAATTAAACTTGCCGACGCTGCAAACTCAGGAGCGTACCGAAGCCCCGAGCAAATGCTTATTGAGGCGTTAGAAGAAGTGAGGTCTGGCGCATGGTCTGGAAACAAGAAAATGCTAATTCTGACCGTCGATGAAGAGGACAATCAGTACAGTGTAAATTTTATGCAAGCTGGGATGAGAATGACACAGTGCATATCTCTTTGCGAAGTTGGAAAAATTTTGTTTTTAACTGAAATGAATTATACGAGGTCTGGATACGGCGATGAGTAAGTGTGCAAGATGTGGAAGCTATGCGATTAATCATCACAAACACGGCAGGGATGGTTCTGACCCTGATCTGTGCGATGTGTGTTTTTGGAGAGGCAGAGCAGACTTAGCTGACACCGAGCAGTCTGGCAAGGTGGGTGTGTCGAGGGAGTGTATTTGGACAAGAGATGTCGGTGAGGATAGCTGGGAAACTCAATGCGGAGATGTTTTTATCTTCATTGAAGGCGGCCCAAAAGAAAATAATTTCTCCTTTTGCCACAAGTGCGGTGGAAAACTTATTGAACAAGCCCTATCCGGGCAGGGAGACAACAATGACTAACGCAGACGTACCGGCGTATCCTGTTTCGGGATCGCAACGTGGATGGAAGGCAATGACTAACGCAGATGTACCGGCTTATCCGGTGAGCCATTTAGAGCAAAATGGCAGCCGGGGACTCAGCAAGCGCGAGACCGCAATACTGATGGCGATGCAGGGACTTTGTGCCAGACCCGGGTCAGAAGAAATTTGTGCCGCCCATACTGCTGAAATTGCAATAGCCATAGCAGACGCCACACTGGCGGCGATGGAAAACCCCAATGACTGACACACAGAATCTGGCGCAGAAGGTTGATAACGCAATCAGGGACACAGAGGCATTTGAGTATGCAATTAGTCAGCATGAAATCAAAGGTCTGGTCGAGTTACTAAAACAGTCCAGAGACGCGCTGCCGGTTTGGGTGTCGGTGGAGGATGGGTTGCCGAAACCAAACCAAAAAGTGATTTATTATTCTGAGTTTGTGGGGGTGTGGCCGGGGCGATACTTGGGTGACGGTACTAGCGATATATTTGGTACCCACTGGATGCCCCTGCCCCCACCACCGGAGACTGACTAATGAAAGAAATTACTATTGAACTATATTGTGATGGATGGTGTGTTGAAGTTGATGGTGAGCGATTCCGTTGGGATCATAACGACGAAGACTTAGGCACTGAAGCATTACAAAGTCTACTAGAGCATCTGGGCTACACGGTAACTATTGAAGCGGTTTACTAAAGGATCGGTAATGACTAATGGCAAGCAGCAGCAAGCGCAAAGGATCGGTAAAGACTGTGGAATAGTGAAAAGACATTGCGAAGTGAAGGTGGTGAAGTGAAAAAACGTATCCACGTAAACCAGCACAACATACGCTACAACGCGAAATACCCCGAAGACCACAAGCCCGTACTGACGGTTAAGACATACAAAGAAAACATTAAGTGTGACCGCGTGTTTATAGACGGGCCGAGTGAGGTAGTGTACCAACCGGACAAGCCGCTTTCTTGTGGGGCGAAGGTATGGGTAGAGACCGAAGCAGACGTAGTTATAGTATCATAGGAGAACGGGATGGACCTGATAACAGTAGATTTTGAAACCTACTACGATAAACAATTTTCCCTAAGCAAAATAACAACGGAGCAGTACATCCGTAGTCCGGACTTTGAGGTAATAGGCGTAGGCGTAAAAGTCAACGATGGGGAAACCCGGTGGATAACCGGTACACACGAACAACTAAAAAGGACACTGCATAATAGGTATGACTTCGAGAATGCTGCTGTACTTGCTCACAACACTATGTTTGATGGGGCTATTCTTAGTTGGGTTTTTGACATTCACCCTCGTGTACTCTTTGACACACTTTGCATGGCTCGGGCTATCCACGGGGTGGATGCGGGGGGCTCGCTGGCTAAACTTGCGGTGCGGTACAGGCTAGGCGAGAAAGGTACCGAAGTAGTCGATGCACTAGGCAAGCGCCGGGCGGATTTCAGCTACGAAAAACTCAAGCAGTACGGCCAGTACTGCATTAACGATGTCGAGCTAACCTACAAACTGTTTAACAAAATGGTGCCGGTGTTCCCCAAGAAAGAACTAAAAATTATCGACATGACGTTGCGCATGTTTACTGAGCCTACTTTGGTTCTTGATGCGCCGAAACTAAAAGCACACTTGCAGACTATACGCGCCAACAAGCAACAGGTTTTGGACAAGTGCGGGCTAGATTTAAAAGGCCTTATGTCCAACAACAAGTTTGCAGAAGCGCTGCGTGGTTTGGGTGTAGAACCCCCGATGAAAACAAGCCCCCGTACCGGCAAAGAAACGTATGCGTTTGCAAAATCTGACCCCGGCCTGAAAGAGCTTGCGGACCACGACGACCCAGATGTCCAAGCGTTGGTAGCTGCGCGCACCAAACTAAAAAGCACGCTGGAAGAAACCCGCACGCACCGTTTTCTGGACATAGCCCGTCGTGGCAAGCTGCCGGTGCCGATCAAATACTACGCCGCACATACCGGAAGATGGGGCGGCTGTCTAGTTGCCGATACTGAGGTAACAGTATACAATGAAACTAACGGTGTCGAAACCAAACGTATAGTAGATGTGCTTCTCAGCGACTTGGTATGGGACGGGGAGGAGTTCGTGGAACACGAGGGGGTACAGTTCAGTGGGTACGACGAAGTTATCGAGTGGGACGGGGTTGCCGGAACCGCAGACCACACAGTCTTCACAGAGGCTGGAGAGATCAGTTTATCAGAGGCGATGCAGAGAGCGCACCGAATTGAGGCTGCTAGAAGCCCTACCCAAGACGATGTGGACGCCGCTAGAGAGCACCTTCGTAACCACAAAAGCAAAGATACAGTGTAGGTGCCAGTGCGGGATAGAAAAACTGGTACGGGTACGGGAAATACTTGATGGGAAGTCCACCTGCTGTCGTTCTTGCGCTTGTCGTATTAAGAACGCAAAGATACCGAAAGAACGCCGGGTTGCCATAGCGAAGAAAGCGTCTGTTGCAGCGGTTGAAGCTCTAAAGAAAAAAGAAGACCCGTATTTTTGCAAGTATGGGGAGCAGGCAGTACGGCAAGTGCTTAACCAAGCGGTGGGGGCGAAACAGCGGTGTACAAACCCAAACGACCTTGCGTACCCAAACTATGGGGGGCGCGGTATACAGTTTTGTTTCCCAAGCGTGCGTGCTTACGCGGAGTGGGTGTTAGACAACATAGGAGCGAGACCCAGCAACCAACATTCCATAGACCGAATAGACAACGACCGCCACTACGAACCGGGCAACCTACGTTGGGCGACTAGGGCAGAACAGGCAAGTAATAAGCGGGTGTATAAACGCACTAAGCGCGGGGAAGCAATACGCAGGATAAAACAGAAGCGCCCCGACCTTACTTACGAAACAATACGGGCGTGGTTAGTTCAAGGGCGCACGGAAGAAGAAATACTACAGAGGAGGAAGTATGACCGTTCCAGTATATGACATAATGGGGTGTGGGCCCCGCAAAAGGTTCGTTGCCAATGGGAAGTTGGTGCACAATTCTGACAGTGTAAACCTCCAAAACCTACCAAGTCGCGGGGACAATGCCAAGGTACTCAAATCCTGCATTAAAGCCCCGGAGGGGTATACGATAGTAGAGGCGGATTCTGCCCAGATCGAAGCGCGCGTACTTGCTTGGCTAGCAGAACAGAATGATCTGGTGCGCGCCTTTGAAAACGGGGAAGATGTTTACGTTAAGATGGCCAGTCAGATTTACGATGTGCCCGAAGAAAAAGTAGATAAAAATCAACGCTTTATAGGCAAATCGGCAATCCTCGGGTGTGGCTACGGCATGGGGCACAAGCGGTTCAGGGAACAGTTGGCCAGCTTTGGGGTGGACATAGCGGAACACGAAGCCAAACGTATTATCGAAATATACCGGGAAACCAACGGTGAGATTACCCAGTTTTGGCGGGATGCCCAGACCACACTACACAGCATGGTGAACGGCGAGACATACCAGCTAGGCCGGAAAGGGGTGCTGTCTGTAATACCCCGGCACAACGCCATACAGTTACCGTCGGGGCTGTTTCTTTTTTACCCCAAACTCAAGACAGAAGAAGGGGAAAAGGGGCTGCAGTTTTCGTATTACCAAGCCCGTATGAAATCGTGGAACTACATATACGGCGGGAAGGTTACTGAAAACGTGTCTCAGGGAATTGCCCGGTGTGTCATGGGCGAACAAATGCTTTTAATATCAAAGCGATACCCCATAGCGCTAACAGTGCACGATTCTGTGGTATGCTGTGTACCCAATGCAGAGGTGGCCGAGGCTGCCGACTACATAAACAAATGTATGGGCTGGACCCCCGAATGGGCTTCTGGTCTGCCTGTGCGCGGTGACGTAGAAATCGGTCCTAATTATGGGGAATGTATCGAATGGGAAAAGTGGAAGGAAAACCAACGTGGTCATTCAGCAGCATAAAAATGTTTGACCAATGCCCGAAGAAATACTACCACCTCAAAGTAGCCAAAGACTACAAAGAAGACTTCAACACAGAAGCAATACTGTACGGAAACGAATTTCACGAAGCCGCCGAGAAGTACGTACGTGGTGACGTAGCAGAGCTGGACCCCCGGTTTTCTTTCGCGTTGGACGCGCTGGACCGACTAAAACAAATGCCCGGCAAAAAATTTTGTGAATACAAGATGGGGCTAACAGAAAAACTAGAGCCTTGTGGGTTTTTTGATGACAACGTATGGTTTCGCGGGGTTTCGGATTTAACCATTGTCAACGAAGAAACCGGCGTAGCTAAGGTTATTGATTACAAAACCGGCAAGTCTGCCAAGTACGCGGACACCGGCCAGCTAGAACTTATGGCGCTGGCTACATTCAAGCACTTCCCCGAAGTAAAAGTAGTTAAAGGGGGCTTGTTGTTTGTAGTTTGTAATGCGTTTATCAAAGATACCTACACTATCGACCGCGAGTCGGCGTTGTGGGAAAAGTGGTTGACCGAATACGCCAAGATGGAAAAAGCCTATGAAGTCGACGTATGGAACCCACGCCCGTCTGGTTTGTGTAGAGCACACTGTGTAGTACTTGATTGTCCACACAACGGAAAGAGGTAACCACCAATGCCGTACACAAAAAGCAAGCGCCCGTATAAGCGCGAATACGAACTGCAGAAAAAACGGGGCGAACACGAAGCTCGAATGGAGCGCCAGCGTGCCCGGCGAGCGATGGATAAACGTGGGGTTAACCGGAACGGTAAAGATGTTAGTCACAACAAAGCCTTGAGCAAAGGGGGTAGTAATGCAGACGGAGTAAAGCTGGAATCACCCAGTAAAAACCGTGCGCGTAACTACAAAAAGAAAAAGACTACACCTAAAAAATAGGAGAACAAATGGAAATAATAGACAATCGGGGGCTGCTGCTTAACGTACGCAACCCCGAGAAGATTACTGCGGCTATTCCAACTAGCAAGCAACTAGATCAGCACAAAGTACTCGTCAAGTGGGGTATAGACGAAGCGCGAGTGTTGCGCAATTTAAACATTAAAAACGTACCCTCCCCGATACACGCACAGTACGATTGGCCCGGACAAGTTAAGCCGTTCAAACACCAGAAAACTACGGCGGCGTTTTTTACAATGAATCCCCGCTCGTTTTGTTTTAACGAACAAGGATGTGTAGACAGTGAGACCGAGTATTTGTCCCCCGAGGGATGGGTGAAGATACGTGAATACACAGGAGGGGAAGTTGCCCAATACAATCCGGACACCCGCACCGCAGAGTTTGTTGAGCCCGAAGAGTACGTAAAGCTGCCATGTAAAAATATGGTCCGTATAAAAACGAAATACGGGTTGGACCAATTACTTAGTCCGGAGCATCGAGTACTGCTGGAGGATGGGAAACGGGGTACCGTGCACACCAAAACCGAAACCGTGTCCGCACAAGAACTTATGATGCGCCACGACGCCTACCACAACGGGTTTAAACACAAAGTTGGCGGTACTAAATCTGGAACAAATACCATAGCGTTTTCGGCTGCGACAATACCCACAAATTTTAAACTTGTTGGGGGTACCGGTGTTGCGTTATCCGATCCACAACTTCGATTACAGGTAGCGGTTATCGCCGACGGACACTTTAGTAGCCAAACGAATAGGTGCACCATTCGCTTAAAAAAAGATAGGAAAAAACAAAGGTTGCGAATGTTGCTGACTAATGCAGGAATAGAGTATACCGAAAAACCCTGCAAACCCGAGGGGTTCAGCAGATTCGCTTTTTATGCGCCGTTACGTTGCAAAGAGTTCGACGCCCGTTTCTGGCAAGCCACGATACCACAAAGAGCAATCATAGCCGATGAAGTTCTTCATTGGGATGGGTGCGTCACGCGGGGGGAGCGGTTTAGTACTTCATCAAAAGCGTCGGCCGATTTCGTGCAGTTTGTATTCAACTCGCGTGGCACTAAGAGCGGTGAAACAGCGCGAATATCCTACCGGGAACGTCATGGGTCGACAGAATATACAGTACAAATTCGGCGCAATACCGACCGCTTGTTTTTACGAAGTAGCGGGCCATCCGTGTATCCAGAAAGTTCTACTGACGGTTATAAATACTGTTTTAGGGTACCCAGCACCTATTTGTTGTTTAGGCGTAACGGGTGTGTTTTTGCGTCCGGCAATACAGGGAAAACAATGTCTGCGATTTGGGCGGCAGACTACTTAATGACACAAGGCAAAATACGGCGTGCCTTGATTATATGTCCTTTGTCTATCATGGATTCAGCGTGGCGTGCGGACCTGTTTAAAGTAGCGATGCACCGTACAGTAGATGTGGCACATGGCTCCCGTGAAAAGCGTAAAGAAATAATCGAAGGGGATGCCGAGTTTGTAATCATCAATTACGACGGCGTGGAAATCGTACGGAATGAAATCGCCAACAGTGGGTTTGATCTGTTTATCGTAGACGAAGCGACACACTACAAAAACGCTCAGTCCAATCGCTGGAAAGCCTTAAACTCGTTGCTACGCCCGGAGTCATGGTTGTGGATGATGACGGGTACCCCCGCTGCACAGTCCCCGCTGGATGCTTACGGTTTGGCCAAACTTATTAACAACAAACGCGTACCCAGATTCTTCGGGGCGTTTCGAGACATGGTTATGTACAAGGTAACCCAGTTTAAGTGGGTACCAAAAGAAACCGCAACGGAGATTGTGTTTGATGTACTGCAACCGGCAATCCGGTTTACTAAAGAGCAGTGCATGGACCTGCCCGAGATGACCTATACAAAACGCGACGTAGAGTTAACCCCCCAACAAAAACGCTACTACGAAGCCATACGCAAGCACATGGTGACAGTTGCTGCCGGCGAACAAATAACAGCAGCCAACGCAGCGGTTAACATGAACAAGTTGCTACAAATATCCTGCGGGGCGGTCTACGCCGACAACGGTGAGACAGTAGAGTTTGACATCAAAAAACGCTACCGGGTGCTGAAAGAAGTCATCGACGAATCCAGCCAGAAAGTCCTTATCTTTGTACCGTTCAAACATGCCATAGACATGTTGGCAGAAAAGCTGGATAGCGACAACATAACCAACGCAATTATCCGTGGTGACGTGCCTGCTGCCAAACGCACGGAGATTTTCAACACGTTCCAAACAACCCCAGACCCCCGAGTATTAATTATCCAACCGCAGTCAGCGGCACATGGGGTTACCCTCACTGCAGCGAATACAATCGTGTGGTGGGGCCCGGTATCTTCATTGGAAACTTACGCACAAGCCAACGCCCGAGTACACCGGTCCGGACAAAAGCACCCCTGCACAGTGGTACAACTAGTAGGTTCTGGCATAGAAAAGCGCATATATAGTATGTTGGATTCCAGAATTGACGTGCATTCAAAAATAGTAGATTTATACCAAGAAATACTTGAAAGTTAATAAAACAGCACTATAATAACCAAAACAACCCGAAACAATCTCATAGGAGAACGTTATGACCGACGCAGAGCAAGTTGGTGTGGATAAACTTGTCGCTACCTATCTCAAAATCCGCGACAAGAAAAACCAAACCGCACGAGAATTAAAAGCGCTTGAAACCGAATACGAGCGGAAACTCGACATTATCCGTAGCGCCTTACTGGAGCATTGTAAGGAAGCGGGTGTTGAGTCCGTCCGTACTGAGGCGGGCACTTTTTATCGTACCGTTTCAAAACGGTTTTCAACAAACGACTGGCACTCAATGAGTCAGTTTATTTTGGAACACGAAGCTGTTGACCTCTTGGAAAAACGTCTGCATCAGACTAATATTAAAACTTTCCTCGAAGAAAACCCGGATTTACTACCTCCCGGTTTGAACGTCACCAGCGAGTATACAGTGAACGTACGGAGGGCAAAGAAGTGATTGATGGGTCAGATTTGGTACGGGTAGAGGAAGTAGCGGAAACTCTGGGAGTTTCTACACGCACAGTCCAACGTTGGGTCCAAGCTGGAGATATACCAAGAAGCACATATCTGAAAGCGGGTACCACTTACCGTTTTGATTTAAAAGCAGTTATTGCCGCATTGCGAGCCAGTAACACAGACAACAGTGCAGAACGCACAGGAGAACATAATGACTGATATTATCCAAGCGCAAAACCTACCGGCCAGCTATCAGGATTTGCTAGCGCAGTTGGAGCCGGAAACCAATTTGACCGGCGGTACCTTCATGTCCAACCGACGCCTCAGTATTCGGGGTGGGGTCTTCCGGAAAGTAGTTAACGGCCAAGAAGTCGGGGAGATTGACGCACGCTCCCTAAAAGTTGTTATTGCAAAGTCTGCCCCGATTTCGCGTATGTACTACAAGGGCACCTACAGCCCCGGTGAAACAAACCCCCCAACATGCTGGGCTACCGACATATCGGTGCAGAAACCTGCAGACGAGGTACCAGAGGAATCCCGCCAAAGCCCCCGCTGTATGGACTGCCCGCAAAACATCAAAGGGTCTGGCCAAGGGGATAGCCGGGCGTGTCGGTACCAGCAGCGTGTCGCAGTTCTTATCGCTGACGAAGACGGGAACATCAAATCAGCGGAACCCTATCTGCTGTCCCTGCCGGCAACCAGCGTGTTTGGTGACGATCAGAAAAAGCGTGGCATGATGGCGTACGCACGGCATCTAAACGCCCACAACACTCCGTTGGCTTCTGTAGTTACAGAAATGTGTTTTGACACCAACAGCTCTACCCCAAAACTGTGGTTTAAAGCAGTACGCCCGCTGACCGAAGAAGAGCTTGGGCTTGCAGTTGAGGTACAACGAAGCCCGGATGCTGCTGAGCTTGTGGCCATTAAAGTTACCAACAGCAAAAAACAAGACGAAGAAGGTGGCGGTGATGAAGAAGAAAAACCTGCGGCACTACCTCCGTTGTTCGCGGACGCGGAGTCCGAAGACGAAGACGAAGACGAAGAAGAAACTGCAGCAGCAGTAGAGGACGCACCGAAAGTCCGTAAATCCAAGAAGAAAGAAGAGAAACCGAAAAACGAAGACTTGGCTAGTCTGCTCGACGAATTTGACGACGAGTAAGTAGTTTTTGTTTTGGCGGGGCACCATACAGGTGCCCCTATTTTTCTGGGTGATAATAAAATGGACGCAAAGCAGTTTTTAACTGCGGTGTTGGGCGATGAAGGTCAATATTGTGCGGTAGGTATTGCCAATGAAAAGGGTGCGCCTGTACTGCATGAGTTCCGCGATACCATAGACGGCATGTTGGTGGCGGCACAGGAGTTCGATAAAAGTGGGCTCAATACGTATTTTGCTGTCAGCACCTTCAACGAAAACCCGCAAACAAAGAAAGACCCCCGTAAATACCGTCGGTTAGCTAGGAACGTACGGCAAATAAAATGTTTCTTCCTCGACGTTGATTGTGGGGAGGATAAGCCTATTCCCGACCAAAAGGCCGGCGTGTTTGCCCTGCATAAGTTTCAAGAGACTTACGGGTTGCCCATGCCGTCGTATGTCGTCAATTCTGGCCGGGGCCTACACGTTTACTGGGTGCTAGACAAGCCCCACTCCCCAGACGATTGGAAACCAGTTGCTGAGAAATTCAAGGCTGCGTGCGCGTCCGCTGGGTTTGATGTCGATACTGCTGTACCTGCGGATGCGGCGCGTGTTCTGCGTGTGCCAAATACACACAACTACAAACCAAACCCCCCAGCCCCCGTGGCTGTAATGGCGGACACCGGCACCCGAGTAACACTGGATGAATTCTCCAATAAGTTCCCGGACATAGCCAAAAGCGAGTCAGACCCCGCGTTGCTTCCCAGAACGTTTTCCGAGCAAGACCGGGAAGACATGCTCGCGGCTATGGGGTTGAAGAACAAAACATTTAAATTCAGCGCTTTGGTACGTAAGATTGTTTCTGGTACTGGATGCAACCAAATTAAGCGGGCTATAGATACTCCCAACGATTTGACGTACAACCAGTGGCTTCATGTCCTGTCTATTGCAAAGTTCTGCGAAGACGGCGACAAAGCGATACATCTTGTATCCTCAAAGTACGACGGTTACAGCGAAGAAGAAACCGAAAAAATAGCGGCGGGTATAGAGAAACCGCACTTCTGCTCCACATTTGCTGACGATTACCCGGAAGGGTGTAAGGGGTGCCCGCACAAGCAGACCAAGATTCGCTCGCCTATATCGTTGTGTGGGGAGTTGAAGCTCGCGCCCGAAGAAGGCAGCGTGGTCGAAGTGGTAGAAGTGGTCGAAGATAAAGAGCCCCTAGCCCCCCCGGCACCCGCCGAATACGAAGTCGATGAAGAACAAGACACCACGTTAGTCGCGCCAACAACAAAGTCATACCATGTACCACCATACCCGAAACCGTACGCACGGGGGGCTAGCGGGGGTGTGTACCATTGCACTAAAGACAAAGACGGGGAGCCAGAAGACATACTTATACACGACAACGACTTGTACATGCTAAGCCGGCTGCGTGACCCCATAGAAGGACCATGCTACTTGATTCGGCACCATACCAAACGAGAAGGTGTGCATGATTTTGTAACCTCTGGCGTTACACTGTCTTCCCCCGAAGAGTTCCGAAAAGAGATGTGCAAAAACGACATTTTTGTCCGTGCTAAGAACGCAGAGAGATTAATGGCATATATGGAAAAGTGGATTAAAGAGCTGCAGCGTACGCAAGACGAAATAAAGGTACGCACCCAATTTGGTTGGACCGAAAACAACCAGTCTTTTGTTGTGGGTGACCGAGAGATAACTGCGGTAAACGTCAAGCCAAACCCGCCCGGTGCCCGGACTTCGCAGTATTTTCCGTATTTCAAAAAGAAAGGCTCGTTGGAAGACTGGAAAAAAATACCGGAGTTTTACAACCGTCCGGGGTTTGAACCACACCAATACATGTTTGGGCTATCGTTTGGCTCGCCGCTAATGCAGTTTGTGCCGGGTATGCACGGGTCTACCTACAATTTGACCAGCGCGGACACAGGATACGGAAAAACTACGGGCCAGATGGGGGGTGCCTCTGTGTGGGGAGACCCATCGAAAGTTATCGTCAAAGGGCAAGACACACACCACTCGCTGTTTCTTCGGGCGGAAGTGTATAAAAACATCGTGCTATACGTAGACGAGATGTCCAATCTGGAAGGCAAGCAGGCCAGCGAGTTTTGCTACGCTGTGTCTAATGGGGAACAACGCAACCGCCTGAGCAACACAGGGCAAAACGTAGAGCGGTACCGGGGAGATATTTGGAACCTCTTGGTGGGCGCTACCGGCAACACCAGCATTACAGAGCGCGCTACTAAATACCGGGCCACACCAAAAGGCGAGCTTGGTCGGGTTATAAACCAAGAAGCTACCCTACTACTCACTGGGGAAGAAGATACACGGCTGGGACACGCATTGGCCAAGCTACTAGACGAGAACTACGGATATGCTGGCGAGGTGTACATACAGCACATAATCGCAAACCAAAAAGAAGTTGCTGATATGGTGGCTAAAACCATTGAGCAACTAAACATAGATGCCGGGTTAACAGCACAGCACCGGTTCTGGTCTGCTCAAGCTGCCGTAGTTTACGTAGGAACATGCGAAGCTAAAAAGATTGGGCTGCACACTTGGGATATGGACAACCTGTATCAGTGGTGTGTAGCACGGTTGCGGGAGCAAAAAGAAAGCTTGCTGGAGATGAACGTCCCCATAGCAGAGATTGTGCGCCAGTACTATGCCGAAAACGTCAACCGATTCCTGCGGATAAAAAGCAACGGTGAAGACCCGCAGATCGGCGACTTGGAAAACCTGTACCGGGGCGCTGACGCGATGCCTATCAATCAGTGGGCGGGCCGCCATGAGTATGACGTGGATAAACTGTATCTGCTTCCGGCTCCGTTCAAGACGTGGTGCCTGCAGCAAAACTACCACTGGGAAAGTGTACGTACGCGGTTGGTGAACGAGATGGGCGGTAAGCCAAAGACTGTACGGTTAGGGTCAGGTACCAAAATCGACATCGGCAGCTTGTATGTGTACGAGGTTACCCTAAAAGACTTGGAAGAATGACCACGAGCAACGTTGTAACTATAGCTCCAGACGGGGTAGACATTGACATACTGGCAGACAAGTTTGTCGTAGGCGCGTCTATATTCGTACCCTGCATCAACACGGAACGGGCTAAGCGTCAATTGCGGGAGTTGTTTGCACTGGGAGACAAAAAGCTGGTGTTCCGGGTATGCGTTGTTGATGGCAAATACGGTATGCGTGTTTGGATGATTCGGGAGAAACCCGTAAAACGCGGGCGGGGGAGCGGTCGAAAAAGGTAGCTATATCTTGTGCCGAAACTGTCGACATAGTACTATATAGCTACTTCATCGTTCTCCTTTGAGGTTTTGCCCCCTACATGGGGGCATTTTTTTGCCTACTGTTCGCCCATTTCTTCTAAGCGCTTCTGCACCACCGTCTGAAAACGCCTTGGGCTGATTGTTATTCCCCCCAACTGCCGCGTTATTTCATCTGTTACCCGGTGTTGGCGGATTGAGTTGCGCACAGTGTCACCATCTATAGCGGATTCCGGGTGTCTGGTGCTGAATTCCCGCATTTCTTCCCGTAAATCCCGCATAGTATCTGTGTCGTTCTCTTTACTCGCCAAATAGTATTCACGCAGTAGATCGGTACGGCGCTCATTTATATTGCGGTCAATGCGTTTGTCCCTAGCGTTAAGTTCTAGTTGCTTGGTGTACCCCGCCGGAGCTAAGCCCAACCCTTGTGCAAATATATTCCATGAGTTTAAATCTTCTACTATAGGGTCCCCGCGCAGCGTAGTTGCCCCTTCCACTGAGTATCTGGTTGCTCGCAGGCCGTTGGCAAACGCTGAAGGCAGTATGCTCTCTAGCCCAAGGACCACTTCCCCTTCGCCCACTAGACCAAAACCGCGCCGCATCCTGTCTGCAACACCGTACACAGGACCCCCGAAAAGTTCAGCTCCGTACAAAAACAAGTTTTCCTGTTCTCGGTTCGGTAAAGTCCTGAAAACAAGGTTGCTCATACCAATACGCGGCGCAACATCCACCCCGAAAATCGCATTGAGCACCCCCGAGTACATACCTTCCCCGAAAAAGCTAGCCGCTATGCTATCCGCATCGTCGTCTTCGTCGTCCAGAAGCAGTAGCTGGGCCAATGCTGTCACTGCCCCATACAACGGAAGCCCCTGTACCCCAGCAAACAAACCGGAAGAAGCAAACAACCCAACTATCTGTCGTTTAGCTATCCGTTTCTCTTCGGGGGTAGCCGCTTTGTCCAAGGCTTGTTTAGCCATCTTAAACTGCAGATAGTACATGGATATACCGAACCGCTTGTACATCATCAACCAGCTACCCATGTTACTTTGGGCGAGTCTTGGCGCGGTTTCGGTCATAGCGCCGCTGTTGGTAAGTTCTGTGTCGGATAACGCTTGTTCGGCAGCTTCATCGAAGTCTTCTTGTGTTAGTTTGCTTTGGTCGCCGTTATGCTTATCCTTAGCGCGTTTTTGCAGCTCCAAGTCATACGCAGCGATAGCGGTAACTTGCCGGTTGAAGCGCTCTCCTTGGTGGAACATGTACCCCATAACCGCGTTGGTTTTTGTCCAAAGCGTGTTGGAAGGGTCTTCCATATCCAAAATGTCCCCCACTGTTGAAGCATTAGCCTGTCCCCGCATTTCTAGTAGGCGCGCCAATGTTTCGTAGCGGCGTAGGTTTTCGGGTGCTTCGCCTCCGGCAAAGTCAATGTGTGTCAGCGACGGCCCGTCAAATTCTAAATCCCCTTCTTCCCCAGTATAGTCTTTTCGACGGCGGCGCATACCGGAGGCCATGTAAATTTTTCGTGCGTTGTTCATCGCCTTCATAGTATCGGTAAAACCGTACCTACCCGCCAAATACGGCAGTACCACAATCGGTAAGTTCGACGCGTTGACTATCACAGAAGAGACGTTGAAGCCCAAAGTCATACCGAACGCCCCGGATTTTAGCGCTTTACTAAATGTCGACAACCGGGGATTTCTGGCAAAGGCTATGTACCCAGTCATGTTTTCTAAAACATCTTGAGCGTAATTCTGTTTGTCAGTATTGTTGTATTTGCCTACTTCTTCTCGCATAGCAAGTTCCATTTGTTGGAACGGTAAGTCGTACTTAATGTTCAATAGCTGGTCTGCAAAATTGGGCATGCGCTCATTGAACACTTTTATTGCGTCCTGTTGGAAACCCAACGTGCCTTGGCGGGGCCTAAACGCTCGAAGTAGTGAACGCTCCGGCATAATGTCAAACATGGCGTTCATTATGGTTTCCTCAAACTCTTTGGGAATCCCAGCTGCTTGTAGTTCGTTTAACAGCCCAAAGGCAAACTGCGTGTCTACACCACCAAAACGTTTCTGCCCCCGCTCTCGTTCATACTGCTCGACACGGCGCAGGGTTATATCGTCTTGCTGCTCCAACAGGGAACGCGCTCTAGCCCGCTGGGCGTTTGACTCGAAAGTTTCTTTGTATACTTCTACCTGCCCGGACGCATCTACCACTTCGTAGTACAGCCAAAAACGGCCCTTTCTGTGCAGCGCGAAATATGGGTCGATCGTTTCTTTGTCTAACAATTGCCCTAGTATGCGGTCACGCAAGTTTTGCTTTAACTCTTTTGTTGTAGCCAAAGCGTCGATACGGTTTGACAATGTCTCCCGCAAGTCAGCGTAACTTTTTGCGTAAGCGTCTCGTAGTTTTATGTAAGCACCGCGCTGCGCTTCGTTTAGCTTACTCCAGTACTGTGCGTGTAACCGGTCGTACTCAGCTAGCTTATCTGGGTCCTTGCTATAAGTGCTTCTCGGTTTTGCCGGGTCTACTTTAACCAGCGTAGATTCCGCTACCACCTCGTCGAACACTTTTTTAGCGGCGGCGTCGCCTTTAAACGGCTTCATTACTGCGCTGGAAGTGTCTTTAATACTTAAAAAAAGTTTTTGGCGCTCGCCGTTTTTCTGCTGAATAAGTTTAAA